GAAAGCCTGCGTATGCAGGCGGTAGAAACGGCACGAGAACGGTTTTCTGAGCTGCGAAAAGATTTATCTGAAACAGTAAACAGTTTTGATGATGTTATTGTAGCCCAAGTTGGATACGAGCAGCATGTTGTTGAGGCTCATAAAATTCTAGGACTACAAAAAGAAGATTACGACAGGCTAAATAAAAGCCTGCATTCTTTAGATATAACTACTCATAGCGGCAGAGAAGCTGTGATGGGGATGTTGAACGAACTTCAAAAGTCTCAAGCGGCGACGGGCGGCGTTGACGAGGATTTCAAAGGTCTTATTGATAGGTTCAGAGCTACGCATATAGAAATGAGCACCCTTCAACGGGATCTTAAAGACTTTAGTCAGGTAGGCGCTCCAGGAGTAGCAACAGCTACGGACGACATGACTTCTAGCTTTGACAAATTTATCGAGAGCCTCAGAAAATCTGTGCAAAAGGCGGAAGGGTTATCGCCTGCCCAAATGCTTGGCATACAACTGCAAAACATGGAGGGCCTCACCCAAGCAGAAAAAGATTTGGCATCTGAAATGGTCCGTAGATTGCGTTTGCAAGAGATTGCCGATCAAAAAGGCAAGGACGCAATTCAGGCTCAAAAAGATGCCAAAGCAGCTGAAAGAGCGCGGATGAGGAGAGAGAGCGAAATGTTGCGCCAGGTCGGGCTTGAAATAGACGGTCCAGCGCCAGATAGAGAAAGGCTTAAAACAGAGAAGAAGCTAGAGAGCATGAGGACAGGATTCTTGTCTGAACTTGAGCTTATATCTCAGCAGGAGAATCAAAGGCTAACTTTTGTCAAAGGATTAGACGATTCATTCTTCGATGCCACGCGTACTCGCGAAGACATGATTACTATGATTGAGCGAGATTCTGCACTACAGAGGATGAGAATCGCTGAAGAGGAGCAGGAAAAGAAACAGAAGATAGCAGAAGCTGGTCAGCAAGTCGTTTTGCAAGGTTTGCAAATGATGGCTAGCAGTTTCGCTGAAGGCACAGCTGCTCAGAAGACTGCTTTCCTGGCCTACAAGTCTTTCGCTGCAGCAGAGGCTGTCATAAGCGCCGAATTGGCTGCTGCAAAAATGCTTGCTATGGGTGTTGGAATATTCGGTCTCGGCGCCATACCGGCTTCAAACCTAGTCCGAGGCATGGGCTATGCCAGTGCTGCAATCATTATGGCTCAAGCAGTTGCTTCGTTTGAAGGAGGTGGTTTTACCGGCCGCGGCGCTAGATCGGGAGGGATGGACGGAAAAGGCGGTTTTATGGCGATGCTACATCCCAATGAAAAAATCACTGACATGCATAACGGTGGCGGCTCTGGGATTACAATCATAAACAATGTAGACGCTACCGGGGCAGGCCCAGAAGTAGACCAGAAGATCCGCACGGCTATGGAGAAAACAAGCAGAACAACCATACAAACGGTCAGGGACCTGGCTGGTAGAGGAAGGCTAGTATGACCCAGTTTATATTCCCTAACATAAACCCAACATCTAGCACCTGGGAGCTAGTCACCAACACCAGGGTGTTCCGGTCGCCTTTGACTAATGCTGTGCAGACAGCATCCCGTAAGGGCTCTCTCTGGAAGTGTACTATGCAGTACAACAATGTGTCGGGCGTTACAAAGGCGACTCTGCAAGCGTTTCTAAGCCGCCTCAACGGGCAAGAGCATAGGATGTTGTTAAGAGACTTTGCTTACTCTAGACGAGGCGCAGGAGCTGACTCTACTTTAGTCGCTGCAGCAAGTCAGTCAGGTACAGAAGTGTCATTGACAGGCGGCCCTGCCAGCGCACAAGGCTACATGAAATCAGGTGACTATCTAAGGATCGGCAATGAGCTTCATATGGTTGTCAGCGACTGGGATGCTGGCACTCAGACAGAGACAGATAGCTACAACACTGACTCAAGTGGAAATGTAACGGTCAATATAGCGCCACCGATTAGGAACACAACAGCTGCGAGCGCACCGTTCACAAACGCTGATGTTGTACCCCCTGTTCTGGGTGTATTCATTCTGGGAAACAATCCGTCATGGAGCAATGATGTCGGAGGTATTAGTAGCATCACTATAGAAGCTATGGAGGACGTTTTAGCATGAGCAGAGGGTTCTCACCAGCCGTAGCAGATGCGCTTGCTGCAGGGCATGTAAGGCTGCTGTCATTCGCCAAGCTAGAGTTTTCTAGTCAGACGTTATATGTACATAACGGAATCGGAGAATATACTTTCGACGGGCAGACCTGGCAGGGCTTAGGTGACCTGGCGACAATATCTGCCGTAGAGGAGGGGACAGACGTTTCGCCTTATTCTATAACCCTGACCTTGTCCTTACTTGATGCGACGCTGGCCGAGCAGGCGCTAGAAGAAAACTACTATATGCGCCCGGTGACAATATATCTCGGCGTATTGGATGAGGATGATGCGTTTGTTCAGGAGCCAAATCCAGCAAACACGCAGAATCCTGTGGCGTTATGGGCTGGTCATATGGACCAGATGGCTGTAAGCGTTGGGTCAGACCAGGGCGACATGATAACCATGACTTGCGAGTCGCAATTGTCCTTGCTGCAAAGAAGCCGAAACCTAATGTTCACTAATACCTGGCAGCAATCCAGATACAGCGGAGATAAGTTCTTTAACCTTCTGGCGTTTGTAGAAGGGGTGAAGGTCAACTGGAAAGGGAAAGGCAGCACAATAACGTCTGGCGATATAGATCTTGCCCAGCCGAGGGGACCAGGAAACTATAGGCATTAAGATGGCTTCGAAATTAGACGTATTAAGAGCTGCCAACAAGTGGAAGAAAAGACGGTTTGACTACGGCGATGCTGATTGCTGCCAGTGGGCAGGGTTTGTGGTAAAAGAATTAACCGGCGTAGATTATTTAGAGTCTTTTAACTATCAAGACGAGGCTGCAGCCTATAAAATAATAGAAGGCAATGGAAGCCTGAAGCATACGGTGTCGAGTGTTTTAGGGCCTCCAAGCAAGACGTTAAGCGACGGAGATCCATGCCTAGTAAGAATGTCTACTGGTGATTTGATGGGCATAAAGCTTGGTGACAAGATACTGTGCCTTTGTAAGAACGGTATCATCCAAATAGACAAAGAAAACCTAATATGCGGATGGAATAAATGCCGAATGCAATAATTACAGCAATAATGTTTGTGGGCAATCTGGTCATGACTGCCTTGCCAATGATAGAAGTGGTTTTTGGCATTAGCGGAACGACGTATTTTGTCACCGGCGCGCTCGCGATAACTGCTGGCGTTGTTGGTATGTCAAAGCTTATGGAAATGTCAATTCCAAGGCCAGACTCTAATTATGCTAGGCAAAAAACCGTAAGATCGACAACTGCTCCAGTTAAGCGAGTTTACGGTGAGTCTTTGATATCAGGTCCTGTAGCGTTTATGGGAGTTGGCGGTACAGGCAACCAGGACTTGTGGCATGTAATTGCTTTGACGGGTGATAAGTCAGAAGCAATCACAGACATTTACTTAGACAACATAATCATCCCTAACGCTGATATAAACAGCGGCAACGCTCTGGGTGGCGCTGTAAACGGCACTACCACTATCTTCAAGCCGATAGACTCGACCACCTTGGTCACAGTCTACAAGTACACTGGCGGTCAAACGGCAGTTAGCCAGCCTGTAGCTAATGAGTTCTTTAAATGGACCAGCGATCATGAAGGCCAGGGTCTTACCTACATTGCCACTAAGTTCTCATTCCCTGACAACGAAAAGATCGCAGAGATCTGGAACAAGTATAACCCGCAAGACATAAAGGCCCTGGTTAAGGGCATGGCGATATACGACCCGCGCAAAGACAGCACGTCGCCTGAGTATGATTCAAGCCTAGGAGTCTCTACACATAGGCTTTCAGACAGCACTACCTGGCAATGGTCAGACAACCCAGCCCTGTGCTTGGCTAACTACGTTATCGATGATCAGTTTGGAATGGGTGTTCCGTCCTCCGCAATAGATTGGGCCTCTGTCCACTCTTCAGCGGATTATTCAGATGCATTAGTATCTATCCCAAACTCGCAGACTCAGAAGAGATTCACCTGTAACGGCGTCCTGTACGGGACCGATAGTCACTCTCAGAACATAAACAAGATCCTGAGCTCTATGAACGGATCGCTTGTCTACTCTAGCGGCAAGTATGTAATGCAGGCCGGTCAGTATATAGAGCCAGAGTCAGACGCAATTCTTACTGATAACGATTTAAATGGCCCGATTAATATCACCGTGGCCAACACCCGGGATGACAGATTCAACACGATCAAGGGTACTCACTTTAACCCAGAAGATCTGCATAAGAAGGTCGCATTCCCAGAAGTTCAGTTGACAGACATAGCGACCAGGGACGCAGGAGAGGTCCTCTATAAGGAAGTAGAGCTTCCTATGACCAATGACGTATACATGTGTCAGCGGTTGACCTATCAAATGATTAACAGGTCTAACGACCAATTGTTAATCGAGTTCCCCTGCAATCTAAAAGCTCTACGTTACACAGTTGGAGACCGGGTAAAGATCACGCTTGATAAGTTTGCTGGGTCTGATCAAGACTCAATAAGCTTCAATCAAACACCTTTTGTCATCCTCGGATTTAACTTCTCGGCAGAAGGCGCAGTCACGCTAACCATGCTAAAAGACACCGAGGCAAACTATACAGACATGCCTGCTGGGAATTACTCGACAATTTCGTCTGACGGATCTATCACAGATGGATTCTCAGGGGTTCCTGCGCCAACAAACTTGGACTCAGTGGTTGATGGGCATTTCGTGCGGTTGACCTGGGATAACCCGGTCCCTAATACCACCTTTAACGATATTATCGTTTATCAGAGCAGCACTAGTAACTTTAGCGATTCGTCGATATTCCTTAGGACTAAGAATGACGCTATAACCTTTTCTTTGCCTACTAGCGCCTTGACTAAATATTACTGGGTTAGAGCCTCTTTGTATGACAACGAGGTTGCTGCCACGGATATCATTATCGGGCAGACGTACAGAATACGAAATCTAGGAACGACGAACTGGGTCACTTTGGGTGCGACAGCGCCTGTAAGCAATGGCGATACGTTCCTGGCTACCGCAAGCGGCACATCGTCATCTGGCACAGGTATAGCGACAGATGAGTCAGCAGTAAGTGCTGTAGTAGGGCCAGAGACCGTCACTACCACGGACCAGGTTGCTGATTCTGTTGAGTGGATTGATGTCGATGACTCTAACAGCTTGAGGCCGGCTAACAACGCTACGGTCGGAGCGACATTGGGAACTGACGTATACGACGGGCAGGCCCAGGCTTATGCTGTAGGTGATCTGCTTAACTCCAATGGGTTCTTCAGGTTTACCAGGACAAGTGCAGACGATAACGTGGATGCGCCTGCAAATGCTACTGCGTTTAATACAGCGTTTGGTAGAAACCCTACTGACGGCGATATTGTCGTTGTCACCAACACAACTTCTAGTCCAAACAAGCAAGCCGCCTATCAATACGACGGCAGCACGTTCGGCACAATATCTGGATTTTTCGCTGGTGATTTGATCATAGATGACACTATAACCGCGGCCGCTCTCAGTGTTGATGATCTTGGAGCTATTAATTCTAACCTGGGAACAATTACCGGCGGCACACTCAAAGGGGGAACGGTCCCTGATGCCGACGCAGCTCCGAGCGGTACGGAGTCAGGGTCTTTCTTTGACCTTACTGGCGGGAAGTTTGTAGTAGGCAACGCAACTAATAATATTTTATTTGATAGTTCCGCATTAACCGTAACAGGCACCGTAAACGCATCCGCTGGGGCATTCACGGGTGACGTTAGCACTGATTCAAAGTTTATCGCTGGAAGTGGGACTGCTACAACTGTATTGGACGGCAGCTCTTCAGCGCCCTACAGGATTTTTTCAGGCGCAGCAGTTGATGAATCAGAAAACGCAAGTTTTAAGGTGCTGCCTAACGGCTCAGTGTTTGCGAGCAATATTACAGTCTACGATGCTGACGGGAATATTCTGCTAGATCAAAGCGGCTTGGGTGCAGCCGCCTTGTCAGGGATATCGCTCGCAGGCGGGACCTTGGTAGATAAAGTTTCTGGGGTTCTATATGGCGATACTGATGAACTAATTTTAACGCTGGATGTTGCGGCGACTGTGACGGTGACGACAAAACTGCCGATATATAGTAACGCCAGTCAATACCTTTATTTCTACGGTTCTGGGGCATCAGAAGCGGCAGCGTTGTCCGACATCACGAACTCAATCTTTAATGTCATTTACAACCTCAAAACAGATGCAGGCTCATACGCAATAGCTGCAACCAAGCCAATATCTTTTACGAGTACAAGCTCAACCCCTAGTTCAACTCAAATTTATGTTGAGGCCAATTATATTGGCGGAGCTATACAAGAATACAGAACATCTCTGATGAACTCTGGTGGCGCTTTAGAGTATATCGCAAACTCTCTGGGAACCGGAGCGGATGCGTATGTGCTCACAAGTCATACTTTCACTAACCTAGCAGCTGGTGTTCACAAAATAAAATTGTCTTCAACTGTCACTGGGACGGGATCTCCTACCGCATTTGGTCAAGACTCTTCAGCTAGGCTTTACGAGGTTACGTCAGCAAGCGTTAATTTCGTTGAGAACCAGATTAACTCTTTTTCCAATGGATCTAATTTCAACACCAACAATATAGTGCTAACTGGTACAGGCGGAACTCGCTCAATATCTTGGAGGGATACAGACACCTCAATTGACGCATGGCGAATAGAAGCAGGCGTTGATACTAACGAGGCAGCTGCTACCAGCATGAGTTTCAAGGTAAACAATGGGGCTACAACGCCCATTTCGTTTATTGACAACGGAAACATTCTTATCACAGGTGATTTCTACACTGGCTCAGGGGCAGTTACGGCAGCAGCTGCAAACATTAGCGGAGACATTAACCTAAAAGCAGCAAATAGCGATGTAGGTATCAATTGGGTTGACTCTGACGACTCGGTAAGAGCGTGGAGCATGTACGCTAATCCAAATCAGCCGTCAACTTTGTATATAGAATACAACCCAGATGGCGCTGGCACTTCACCTGGATGGGCTTTTGTTGATAACGGAAATTTCCTCGCTGCTGGATCTATATATGCTGACGGCGCAGCCTCCAATTCTACGCAGTGGAAAACTGGTTACGACTATTCGCAGATAGGTCACTTGCCTTTGACTGGCGGGACTATCAGCCAGAATCTAACGATCACCGGAAACCTAACGGTGAACGGCACCACGACAACCGTCAACACCGACAACCTCACGGTCAAAGACAACAACATCACTCTGAACTATTCCACGGGTGATTCATCCAGCACCGCCAATAATAGTGGAATCACTATCCAAGATGCAGTGGATAGTACGACAGATGCTTCTATCCTATGGAAGACTGCGAGCGATACGTTTGAGTTTAGTCATGGGCTAACCAGCTCAGGGGCAATATCCGCCACTAGCTTTGAACTAAGCGGCATCTCGGTTATTGATTCTAGTCAAAACATTAACGCAGCAAGCATATCTACTGACGCAATAACAAGCGCAGGTGATATAACTCTAACCAGCACTACCACTTCATCCCCGTCAGTAAACTTCAACAGCAGCACAGCTACCGACCCTGATGTTGATATGGCGATTAAACTTGTAGGCGAAGAACTGCATTTCTACGAGCCTGAAGATACTAACAAGGTGCATTTTAAGATACTAGACGACACTGGTGTAGATGCGCCTTTTGGATATTGGGTAAACGGAACCAGAATGGCGGATGCAAGCCGCAATCTGACCGTTGGCACTATCTCTAGTGGTGCTATATCTAGTGGTGCTATATCTAGTGGCGCTATATCTATCAGTCCACCAGCCTCACCTTGGGTGGGCCAATCACTTATACAAGAAATACTGTTTGATAGTTATACGTCTTCATCCACGACTCGCAACCTAAAATTAGTAAACCACAATGGAAATTGGCTAGATGGGAATTCGGGTGCTGATACTGCATGGGGCTGGATGTGGAGTGCATCTAATCAAATAAGGGCTGGTGTTCATTACGACACTAGAAACGTTGAAAAATTTGATTTCTATTCATCCTACGGTGAAATAAGGTTCAGGATTCCTGATGCAATTAGCGGAAATATAAGTCCCATAGACTCCGAAACAACCATGCCAGCTCGTCTGACTATCAAGATTGGCGGTGATGTTGCAGTCAACACTGGCTCGCTATTGATGGGGTCTACTGAGGTCATTGATAATTCTGGTAATATGTCCAACATCGGCACAATCTCTAGTGGGGCTATTACAACTACAGGCGATATAACCGCAGCTTCTAATTTATTTTTAAGATCGGCTGGAGGCGAAGCAGGAATATACTTACAAGACTCGTCAGCTTCAAATGCAACTGCTTTTAAGATATATGCAGATGTTACTTTAGCAACGTCAACTTTGTATATTGACTATGACCCCAGCGTTGCTGGCAATAACTGGGCGTTCGTAAACAACGGTAACTTTCTAGCAAGTGGCACCATATTCGCTGACGGTGCTGCGTCTAACTCCTTGCAGTGGGAAGCTGGTTACGACTACTCACAAGTGGGTCATCTGCCTTTGGCTGGTGGCACTCTTACGGGCGGTCTGTCAGGAACTACTGGAACATTCTCTGGAAAAATACAAGCATCGCAATTAGATTTAGCTGGGACTGATGTTTATATTGCTTATGGCTCCGCAGGTACAGCGCCTGCCAATGGGGATTATTTAAGACTTAGAGATGTTGCTACAGGTAATGACGCTTTGCAGTTTTATATGGACAACTCAAAGCTGTTTAGCCTAGATGGTCAAACAGGTAACGCATTAATAGCAGGTGATCTCAGGACTAACAGCGGCGGTATCTTTGCTCAAATGAACGCAAAGTATCACACCGAAAACGCTATGGCTGGCGGCGGTTTTGATGACTCAATAACTAATTTCGCAACTGCATTAAAACTATTCCCCAGAACAATCAAAGACAGCAGCGATAACGATCGCGTTATCGGTGATTATAGCTCTGGTATAGGGTTTCAGCATTTAAATCCAAACACCTATGGGGCTTCATATACAGGCGATCAAGCATGGATCGGGTTGCGGGTACATGATACTGCCGGTCAAGAGCGAGACTTTTTAGTTTTTGCAACTAATAATGGTACAACGGCGGGATCTATGCCGACCGAGCGAATGGTCATTTCGCCAGAGGGCTATGTTGGAATTGGGCAACCTGACCCATCGTATGCTGTGGATGTCTCTGGCGCGATTAGGACTTCTGCTTCTGGGAACGTATTCAATAGCACAAACGGAACAGCAACTGCCGTTACAATCAACAGCGGGACGACTGATGCGGACAATTCTGTATTGCAATTGACACGCGGAAGCGGTTCACACAAAGGATCGGGGCTTTACATAGAAAGCTTTAATTACACTAACGGCAATGACGCTAATGCCGCATTTTTAAGACTGGCGGCTGGATCTTACGGAGGTTTAAATACTAATTACCTAAAAGCCTACGACAGCACCTCCACTAAATTCTTGATGCGAGGCGATGGTCGCTTAGGTATCTTGACCGATAGCCCAGCAGCAGAGCTAGATGTGCGCGGCAATGTCCGAATTGGTGACGCAGCAAATGCCGAACAAGATATTTTATACACATCGTCATCGGGCCAGTGGCAAGTCGGAACTAACAACGCGGGGGTTAACTCTAGCGCAAATAATCAATTCTTTTTCTACGACACCGCATACCGACTATCAATAGGGAAAGGCTCCAACAGCGTAGCCATTGGGTCTACTCGGCATCCAACTTGGGGTGGTGCGTTTGGGGGCGCGTTACACATTGCAACCTCTAGCTCAACTTACGGCGGTGCAATAACGTCATCAGGCGAAAATAATTTAAGGTCTTTCACTAACACTTATTATGAAAACGGTTATAAGCGATCTTTTGCTGGCCGCTCTACAATGTATGAGATTGATCAGGGTCGGCATTTATTTTACACAGGTTCTAATGCCGCTGCGGATACAACAATCAGTTGGACAGGTGTTTTATATGTAGGAGATGTTGGCCTAGACGGCACTAATCTTGTGCGTGTTAATGACGACATCCCGCTACAGTTTAAAAATGCAAATTGGTACATCAAGCACAACGGCGGCGACCTTGATCTAGGTTCGTCTGATGACATAAATCTAAGGTCTAGTTACATCCGTTATCACAGCGGCACAACTGAGTACGCCAGAATAGCCAATACACTTGCTTGGTTTAATACGCCTGCGGCAATAAACAGAACCACCAACGTAGCTGGTGCCTCAAAAAATTCATCATTAGCGGTAACTGGCGGAATTTACACAAACGATTTTGTGTTGGCTCCCAGTGGAACGCAAAACATCCTAAACAAGACTACAAAAGAATTTTTCACGTTTACCGGATACCCCAATACAAATGTAGGGGGAACTCCTAAAAATGTTGCAGATGAAGCCGATCGCAGGACCACTGGCTCTTGGCCTTCTTACGGCTATCAAACTGCCGATGACGCAAGCGGTGTCGCTTGGCTAAAAGTTGACTGCAAAACAGCTTATAACGTTACTCATGTTGCTGTAAGTGGATACCCCGGCGGCAGCCATAAACCTACTGGTGACTGGTATTTGCAAGGATCAAACGATGATTCTAGTTGGACGACTTTAGCGATTGGAGACAAGGATCAGTGGCCTGCTGGCACACAAGGAAGCTATGGGTTTAAGCCGCATCAAATTGTAGGAGTGACAGAGAACCCTGCTGGAACAGCGTATAGATATTTCAGGATATACGCTACAGCATGGACCAACGGTTATTTGTTGATGATGAACTGGGGTCTGTTCGTTGGCGCTGACATGATAGATCAGTACAACAACGACCTGTACTACAACGAAGATTCTCACTTCGGCAACACCGCAACATCCTTATGGACAAGCACCTCTGGCGGCGGCTTAAACATAATGAAAGTTGGCGATGGGTATCGCCTTGATATTGCGAGAACCGGAGATGTTTTAACCCTAAATAATATTAGTGGTTCTGGGTCAATTGCCGAGCTTTACGGTGCTGGATCAAAGAAAGGCGATATTGGTATAGACGGTGATCTATACATTAACAGCGACACTGGCGAATTTACCGTAAAGATAAACGGAACTAAAGAATACGAGTTTGACTCGGCTCAATTCTATTCAAAAGTTGACGTAAATAATTCTTTGGGAGCTGCAAGCAACCGCTGGAATCATCTTTACTTAGGGGGAAAATACTTCAACGACAGCACTTCCAGATGGTTTCAGCTAAGCTCTGGGCTAGATGCAAAATTTGAAGTTGAGATGCCTTATCGTAGCGGCAAAAATCGCTTTAATTTTCGCCACGGAAATGCAGCAGTGCCTGCTGCCTACGACACTTTTGTAATGTCGGCCACCGATGTTCCTTGCTTATCTATTGTAGAAACAGTCGGAAACGCTACCCAATCAACTGAGCAACAATTGAAACTCGCAGTTGGTGACAACAATGCGGTGATAAGCACTGGGTCTTCAGTTTCAGGCGGTCTGTTTTTCAACGTAAATCGGCCTAATAGTAACGCCGGTTATCTTACAGGCGCAGGGACTCGCGTCTTACACATGGCTAATGATGGCGCTGTGACCATTGGGCCTGCAAGCAGCACGATTCCTATAACAATGAATGCCCCAGTAAAGTATGAGGGCTGGAGTGCAGCAGGCGCTCAGAACCGCAACACTGCAATTTATATTGGCAGAGACGGCACCAGCACTTCAACTGAATATTTCACGATGGGGTGGAAGCCCACAGCAAGATCTGGGGAGGTCATGCAAACTGGCGTATATGCCTCATCTACGGCGTTTTACATTGAGGCTGGAAGTGTAGAGGCTGGTGGCATTTGTTTAGATCAAGATTCTGTCACGGTTTACGGATCCTCTGATGGCGGCACAACCTTCAGGGTAGTTGATAAAGATTCTGATCTTGTAACCTTCCAAATGAACCAAACCACATGGGATGGCATTTTCCGCTCCAATGTCATTGCCTACGGGTCTATGTCTTCTATCTCAGACAGAAGAATCAAGACAGACATCGTTCCGATTGATCCTGTGATGGATAAGATTAAAAAACTAGGCGTTTATTCTTACAACAAAATCACATCCCCATCCGATAAAAAAGAGATCGGCGTTATTGCTCAAGAGCTGCAAGAGCAATTCCCGTTATTGGTGGGTGAAGTAGATGTAGACAAGCCTTCAGATGCAAATGGGCTTGAGAAAATCCTGACCGTAGACTACGAGCATTTGACGGCAATTTTGCTCAAGGGGCTGCAAGAACAGCAGGACCAAATTGATCAACTAAAACAAACTATAGAGGAAATTAAACATGCAAAAGACAACTAGCATTCAATCTTTTTATACGAGGAAATCTAGGCTGGAAACTGGAGAATGGATTTTACAAGTGACGTATGAAGATGTCTGGGATGATCCAGATGATGACGATTTGCCTTTAACGAAAAGCCGCAGCGTAGACTACCGCAAAATGGATGTAGACGAAGACGGGAACGAGGTTTTGGCTGATCACAGTGCTGCGCCTCAATTAGTCCAAGACATTTGCGCGGTGCTCTGGGCTGATGACTGATTACACGGTTGAAGATGGATTGTTGAAGTTCGCCCATGAGTTTAGCAATGGAGAAACTGGCTTCTTTCACCTAGCCGTTGATCCTAATCTAACTCCTGAGCAGCAGATAGAATCTTTCGTCGCTCAAGAACAGGCGTTTATAGCTCAGGTGGAAGAATGGCAGTCACAATAAGCCAGTTTACGATATCAACCTTTGATCTTTTTGGATTCACCCCGCCAGTTTTTGCGGGATTTTCTGACGTAATTGGTGATGGGACTATTAACCAAAGCGAGAAATACCTAGTTGCGTTCGGCGGTAATGGTGTGCGAGGTTTGTTTTGGCAGGGTGGAACTAGCGCAATAAACTTTGAAGTTTATGGGCTTCACGAGAATGCTGGATGGGATTACATTACGATTAATGGTGTTAACTATAATAGATCGTCAGCTACTTATAGCAGGTTCACAGTCGCTGACAATTCTAGTGCTAATTACCCAACAGGCGGAGGCGAGGAAGGCGGTCCATATACTAGATGGTCTTGGAGTGGAGTTTCATCCTTCCCCTTCGCGTCATCTGCATCTGGTGCAACTCAGGCGATGTATGTAAAGCATAGCGGATCTATGCCAGCGTCAGGCGCTCTAAGCATGAATACCATACACACGGTCGCAGGGGGCAGCTCTGGGACTTCTGTGGGTTTGAACGATTCAGACGTTCGTGCTTTAAATTGGTACAACACTGTGATGGGAAGTCCTATTGCTAGTGGCGGCAAGAATGCAATGCAGGAGTATTATTACCCTTGCAACGTAGGCGAGAATCAAGGCTATACGCGCAGAAGGTTGCCTAGCACTACTAGCAACAGCCTTAATTATAAACTGTCTTTGAATGACTTGAATTATGTAACAAGAGGAGACTTTCCTGTTACAACATACCTGACTGTAGGGATGAGTATAGAGTTTGACGGGACAGACACTAGGTTGCGCTTTTGGCATGGGAATCTGATAACAAACAACAATACAATTGTCTATACCAACACTTTAACGTCTCAATACTGGAACGCTGAAGCCAGCGGTACAGCCAACCCTGTGACCTATAGCAGTTCAGCAAACAACGCAATACTCTTTGAGGGCGTTCAAGTTAAACAGGCGGCGCTTTTAACCTCTCAGCATAATGAATCTATTGACACCGGATTAAATGCCAACAATTCCAATAAAGCCTATGCACAGTACAATCAAGCTCAATTTGGGTTTACGTTAATGCCGACAAATAGCATAACGTCTTTTGTAGACACCGCGTCAGGAACCGCTTATGGAAGGGCTTTTACAATACAATCATTACTAAGCAGGTTCACCTACAGCAGCACTACTTCAAGCGTAGACATAAGATTCCGGTGGGCCTTAAGGCTTTTTGGATACAGCCCAGCAGATCGCACTTTTATTGAGAAAGATACGACCTTAAATTTTATGATGAGCCTTAATACATACTTACAAAAACAACCATAGATTTAACTAAATTCTGGCCTTCATGATTTGTTAAACCAGTGGAAGACGTGCTAATAACACGATAAAATCGTCAAACCACAACTAAGGAGAGGAACATGAGCGAACAGAAGCGAGAGATGAGTGCCGACGAGTATGTAACAATGGCTAAGATTGATTCATTAGCTAAACAAAACGCCGGTCAGGCTCTCAGAATAGCCGATTTAGAGGCACAACTCAGCTTGATTCAAGCACAACAGCAGCAGCAACAGCAGTCAGCAGAAGCGCCGATTCCAGGCGAAGAACCTGTCTTTGAAGAAGTTGACGAAGCGCACTAGGTGATAATATGCAAGAAGAGGCAAAAACAATAGTAGACGGATTAGCTGTTACTGGGACTGTTGCTACTATGGCGGGTTGGCTGCCTCCTCTTGCAAGTGCTTTAACCATCATCTGGTTATCCATTCGGATCTGGGAAAGCCCTACCATTCAGAACATCTTTAAACGAGATGTCTGATGGAAGTCTGGGAAACAATAGTTCAGAGCTGGCCCGTTGCAGCAGGGGTATTTCTCCTGATTCTGACAATTGGGAAGATTCTGAATAGGCTTGAGGTTTTAGAGGCCAAGATGATTGAGGCGTGGAAGGCGATCAACGAACTGATAAGGAAGTAGCCGTGATTGCTGAACTTGTTGCCTTTAATGCCGCATTTGGAGTTGTCAAAGAATTCATCGGGAACGGCAAAGACTTGTCCGATTGCTTTAGCCAGATCGGTCAGATGGTCAACTGCAAGGAA